GCAGAATCAGCAGATGCCCGTAGGTTAGATCGTGTAGACACCAACTCCATGCTCGCAATGGTTTCTATGGAACTTGAGCAAAAACTTCAAAAAGCCTTCAATCTATCAGCCGATTATGTTGGAATTGAACCACCAGAAGTAAAAATAAGTAGAGACTTCGACATCGAAAGATTAATTGGGCAAGATATTACAGCCTTAACATCTTTATTCGATCAACAAGTCATTGATAGAGAAGAATTTCGGGATATTTTAGTTCAAGGTGAAGTGTTACCATCAGCAAATGAGGTCAAATCTGAATAGTCTGTTACAATAGTAGATAAGTACACCTTTGTTATGTCTAAATCTCTAGATCGGGTGCTTCAACCTGATGGATCTTATAAATGGGAGGAAGTAGAACTCAGACATTCAACTAATGTAGTTGAAACTGTAGTTGAACCAGAATCCGAAGAAGAAGTTGTTATTACTGAAGAACCAACTGTTGAACAAACTAATGATTTTGAAAGTATGACAAAAAAACAACTTGAAGATTTTGGTCGTACTATCGGTATTGAATTAGATAGAAGATATAGCAAAAAAGTTCTAATTAAAGAACTTGAAGAAAAACTTAATCCATCAACTTAATTACAAATGGCAATCGAAGAAAAAGTAATTCAGCCTGATTCTGTGAATCCTCCTGAACAGCCCGTGGCTGAAACTCCTTCACAACCACAAGCACCCGATCTTAGTTCTGTAAAAGCAGAATATGAGGCAAAATTAGCTGCTGCCCGTAAAGAAGCTGCTGAAGCAGAAGAAAAATTTAAAGGCATCAAGGGTAAACTCGATGATGTCTATAAGCAGAAAGAAGAAAAACGAACCAAAGACTTAGAAGAACAGGGTCAATGGAAAACATTGTGGGAAGAAGCTAATAAAACCGCACAGGAAAAAGATCAACAAATTTCTAGCTTGTCTCAACAATTAGAAGATTTGAAAACTTCTAATGAAGTTGCATCTACAAAAACTACAGCATTAGCAGCTATCAGTAATCTTGGAGCTATAAATGCAGAACAAACTTTGTCATTGTTACAAGGAAAGTTACAAAAGAACGCTGAAGGAAAAGTAGTTGTTCTAAATGGTGGAGTTGAGCAAGATTTAAACACCTATCTCAGCAGTCTCAAAAACCCTGGTAGTGGTTGGGAGCATCATTTCAAGCCAAGTTCGGCAGCAGGAATGGGTGCTAGACCTAGCCCCGTAGCAAATACTGGTGGAGGTCAGGTAAACCCTTGGAAAACGGGCAACCTCACTCAACAAATGCTACTATTAGAACAAGATCCGCAGCTTGCAGCAGTGCTCAAGCAAGAGGCTCAAAAATAGTTAGTTTCTGTGAAACTAATCCCCTTGTCCGTGACTAGGGTATCGCAAAAGTAACAAGGTAATCTGAATGGCTGCTCCGTTTCAGAATTATTCTGGCGGTGTCCTATTAGCGGACATCGTTAAGAGAAATAATCTCAGCACATACGTCTCCGAAGCAATTAAAGAGCGTAGTGCGTTTATCAAATCTGGTGCTGTTGTGCGTAATGCACTTCTTGATGCAACAGAAGGTGGAACAAGAATCCAAGTTCCAGAATTTAACCCAATCGCTCCAACTGAGGAAATCTTAGATGGTACAGCAACATGGGGTACAAGTAACAATGGTTATTTGACACCACAGAAGATTGGTACAGGGACACAGATCGCAACTATCTGTCATAGAGGTTTTGCATATGCTGTTGATGATGTAGCTGTATTGGCTGCTGGTGAAGATCCAATGGGTCACATCAGAAACCAAATTGCAGACGCTATCAACAAGCTAAACTCTGCAAGACTATTCAGTCTATTAGATGGTTTGTTTGGATCTACATTTGGGCCATTAGGTGCAAATGCACTTGATTTAAGTGTAGGTGCTGCTTCTGGTGCTGCTGAAGCAAACTTCTTAACAGCTTCTACAGTTGCAAGAGCAAGAAACCTTCTTGGAGAAAGAGGCGAAGAGCTAGATACTCTAGTAATTCATCCAACTGTTGCTTACTACCTATATCAGGTTGGTATGTTAACTTTCTCTACTTCTGCACTATCAACTGGAACTGGCATCCAATGGGGTGGCGGTGGTGTTGGTGTTACTGAAACATCAATCGGTCAGTTTGCTGGAATGAATGTTGTTATTGACTCTCAAGTTAATACAGTTCAGCCTGGTACAACAGGTCATCAAAAAGAGTTCCGTTGCTACTTAATTAAGTCAGGAACAATTCTTGAAGGCGAACAATCTCCTCTCGGTATTGAATCAGATAGAAACATCTTATCTAAGCAAGATGTTATGTCTGTTGACTACCACAGTGCTTATCACGTTATGGGAACTAAGTGGACATCTGCTACTGACAACCCAACTAACGCACAGTTAGCTAACGATAATAACTGGGGAATCACATACGATGCTGATTTAATTCCTATAGTTGAACTAATCGTTAACTCACCACTTGATACAGGTACTAATCCTTAGTACTATTTAATTAGTGGTCATCAAACCTCATCAAATATTGGTGGGGTTTTTTTCTTTACGCTACAATAAAACTAAAATTACTTAAAAATCGTGGCAGCTACCATAAATGCAACTATAAAAGGAGAAAATGCCAATAGTTATGTCACACTGACAGAAGCTAACGACTATTTCGATACTTCCCCAGATTCTTCAACTTGGACAAATAAAACAGACGACCAAAAGAAAAGATCGTTAATATCTGCTGCTAGATGGATTGATACCTTCGTTTTTTATGGAGATAGATGTGATGATGGACAAGCATTAAAATTTCCAAGAAATAATTATCAGGTAGATGGTGTTGAACTAGCTTGTTCTAAAATTCCTAATAATATTAAATATGCACAATATGAACTAGCCAGAGCTTTAGCAAATGATACTGATGCTATTACAGGAACTACTGGTAAAGATGGTAATTTTTCTGAAGTAAAGTTAGGAGATATACAAGTCAAATATAATACTGATAGCCAAGGCACAGGATCTATCAATAATATTTTAGATGTTTACCCTTGGTTACAAAGCTACCTTGGAGCGTATATGCTAGGTGGAGCAGGAACTTTCCAACTAAGGGCGGTTAGAGGTTAATGGCAGGACAACTAGACTCACTATTAAAAAACGTAGCTAAACAGGTAGTGTCTCAACTTGGAGACTCATTAGACACAACAATTATCTACACTAGAAAATTGTCTACGTCATACAATACCTCAACTGGAGCAGTGACCACCAGTGATACCAGTTACACAATAAAAGTTCCTGTGGAGTTTGTACAATCGACAGAAGAGACAGGATATCAAGAAAATGTGGCTCGTATTTACATAACACCCGATCTTATAGGAGATAGTCAACCACTATTATCAGATGAGATCACTCTTACATTTTCTGGATCGACCAGAGTTGCAAAGATTACAGATGTAAGGACTTTGCGTGGTGGTCAAGAATATTTATTCAGAGTTGATGTTATTTTCTAATGACTTTAGTAAACGCACGAGCAGCATTTGAAACCGCAATAAAAGACGCAGTAACGGCTGCTGACAATACAGTAACAGTTGTGTTCGATAATATGCCCTTCACAACTCCAGGAAAAACCAAAAAATATGTAATGGTAAGTCTTGATTTCACACAATCAACAACTCAACCTCAAGGTGCAGCAGTTGATTACTACGGAGGATCAATAAATTGCGGAGTTATGACACCTAAAAATAAAGGAACAGCAGATGGAGCAGCAATAGCTGAAGCAGTAATAGATGGACTGACTTCAGTAAACGCACCAGGTTACTCAGATACATTCTCCGTTTCTCCCCGTGTTTCGCAAATAGCTGGACCGACTACAATAAATACAGAAAGAGAAAGTCATTTTCTATCTGTAGTCAGTTGTACTTTTACCGCCAATGCCTAGTTCCAAAGACATTTCCCATCTAACCAAAGATTTAGAGCAAAATATGATAGCTTTAAAAAGTAAAGTAGCTTCTGCTATGATGCAGGATCTCCAAGAACGTGGTCCGTGGTGGACAGGACATTTTGCTACTAGCTGGAAGATAAGTGAAACTCCAGTACAGCCAGTTAAAAAATCAAGAAAAAGAGAAGAAATAGATAAAGGGAACGTAAAAGGGTATGACGCTCCTTTACATTGGTTAGATGAAGATGAAGCTGGAGTTGGTACAGGAAGTGTTTACGATCAAATAAGAACTAATCGTGTGTTACCCAATAGAAAAAGAGCCAAAAAAGTTCCACTGGAAAAACCACTATATGTAGGTAACGAAGCTGAATATGCTGGATTTGCCGTTAATAATCCAGGAGCTACTGCACCAGTTGGCTCTCCCAACGGAATCACATACTCAGAACACGCAGGAATAGTAAGACAGATAACACCTCCTAGTGGAAGCCCCGATTGGTACAAAATATATCTGCAAAATCAACAATTTAACGAAGCGATATTACTTGCACTCAGCGAAACTTTCAAAGGTAAACATACTCCTGTCGAATAATCAGCGATAAGTTATACTACAAGAATAAATACAATTTTTTATGCCAACAGAAAGAGCAATCGACAAATTAAAGCAAGCCTTTAGTGTCGAAGAACGCAGTAGTTACTCCATTTTTAAAGGAGAAGAACTAATCCTAAAAATCTTTTGGTCGCCTCTTACAATAGCTGATAGAGATACCATAAACAGTACATTAATAGCTATGAACAAAGGACAGGAAGAAGGAAGTCTTGACTTTGCATTACAGGTTATTGTCACAAAAGCCGAAGATGAATCAGGTGTAAAGATGTTTACATCAGGAGATTTACCAGCACTAAGAAGAGAAATACCTTTATCTGTCCTACTGGACATAATGACTAAGATGCAGGGAGTGGGCGAGGGGGAAAGCCCCGATGCCGTAAAAAGCTAAACTGAAAAAAGATAACTTTATATACTTACAGTTTTTTATTGCAGAAAAATTAGGTTACACCCATAAAGAAGTACGAGAAAAAATGTCGATCCAAGAACTGTATGCTTGGAACGCTTACTTTGAAATAAAATCCGAAAGAGAAGAAGAAGCCTACGAAAAAGCAAAAAGACAAGCCCAAACACGCAAAGTACGCTAAACTTTTAATATCTGACTCAAATTTGCGGTGGCTGCGTCAAATTACAGCGTAAATATAAAACTAGACACTAAAGCTGCCAGAAATGAATTGCAGACTTTAGAAAAACGTATAAATAATTTAAGAAGAAATTTAAATCAACCTTTAAAAATAGATACAAGAATATCAAAAATACAAGAAAAGATAGCCAAAAGCAAAGATGCTCAAAAAGTATCAATGATCGAAACTAGAAGATTAGGAGATCAAGTACAGAAATTAGCTGATAAAGGACTGAAAGTAGACAAAGCACGAGCAGCCATAAAGAAAGCAGCAGCATTAGATTCTAAAAATCAATTAAAAGCAGCAGCAAGTCAAAGAAAGATAGCTCAAGATGAATTAAGAATACAAACTGATATAACTGAACAGGTAGCAAAAAGAAGTCAGTTAATTGCTTCGGGTAAGTTTGCAGGAGGAAGAAACTTTGGTCAAATTGGTGGATCTATAGGACCAGCCTTACCGCCAAGTGCAGGAGGAGCAGGAGGTGGGAGAAGAGGATTTGACTTCCAGAGTGCATTAATAAGTGGTGGCTTCCCTCTATTATTTGGTCAAGGTCCTTTTGTTGGTGCTGCTGGTGCATTAGGTGGCGGTATCGGTGGAATGTTCGGACAGATGGGTGGTTTTGCAGGAGGTATTGCAGCAACTACAGTAGCTCAGACAATCCAAGCATTTACAGTAGAAACAGGAAAACTTGGAGCAGCTTTAAATGATGCAACAAAAGATGTAGAAGCAGTATCAGCAGCATTAGGAATTACTGGAACGGAATTTGAAAAGAACCTCAAAACTCTGCAAAAACTAGGTGGCGAAGAAGCAGCGTTTGAAGCAGCTAGACAAAAAATGATTAACCTTGTAGGTAAAGAAGGAGTAGATGCTCTACAAAGATTTGGTAAAGGAACTACAGAACTGGCAAATCAATTCACGATAGCAATGACTCAGATGAGGGCTGGACTAGCTTCATTCTTGCAAGCAACTGGAGTGGGTAGATTTTTACTAGATAGAATGACAACGGCTAATTTAATAAGACAATCCAAAACATCTGAAGATCCTGAAGTTGTACGGGCTAGAGAAATTGCAGATGCTTTTAATACGGGAGTACTTAGAAGGTCTAAAGAGGAGAGAAAACTTGTAGCTGAAGGAAGAGAATTAGGTTTTAATAATTATTTTGACGCTCTTGGAGGGGTAGAAGAAGCACAAAAACGAGCTAACAAAAGAGAGGAAGAGGCTGCTGTTGAAAAACTATTGGCAGATATACAAAAACAAAGAGTAAAAAATATATCCGATGAAATAGTATTGTTAGAAAAAAGTTTTGGATTGACCTCAGATGAGTTTGAAATAGAAAAACAGATAATGCAGATGAAAGAAGATGGCGAAATAAAAGATGAAGCTGAAATCCGCAATAAACTTAAGCATCTACAAAATTTACAAAAAGAAAGACAGTTGGCTGAAGAAACAGCAGCAGCATTTAAAAGAATGTCTCAAACAATAGCAACAGACATATCACAGGGAATTCAAGGAATGATTCGTGGTACTTCCACATTGAACGATATGTTGAACAACGTATTGAACAAACTTATGGACGCAGCTTTCAACATGGCTATGTTTGGCAATCCAGGGGGGACATTAGGAGGTGGAGGACTCTTCGGTTCAATACTCGGTGGACTTGGAAGTATATTTAATCCTACTCCTGCACCTTTAGGAATGGTGCAGGGAAACTTTATGCCTTCAAATCCTGCATTTAGAGGAGCCAAGGCAGCAGGAGGTCCAGTAAGAGGAGGAGGTCAGTATCTTGTAGGAGAACGTGGACCAGAAATGTTTACTCCAGGTGTATCTGGAATGATTACACCAAACCATGCTCTTGGTGGCACAACAAATATAGTTGTGAACGTAGATGCTTCTGGTTCTGAGGTAGAAGGAGATGAAGAAGAAGGTAGACAGTTAGGAACTTTTATAGCTGCAGCAGTACAGGGTGAAATTATAAAACAAAAACGACCTGGAGGTTTACTTTCTAGATAAATGGCAACCTTTCCTTCAATTACACCCACTTACGGGACAAGAAAAACTAACAGCCCAACTGTAAGAACAACACAATTTGGTGATGGGTATCAACAGCGTATTCAGTTTGGACTTAATCAAAATCCGAAAGTTTTTAGATTGACATTTAATGTTAGCGAAACTGATGCTGATACCATAGAAACTTTTCTTGATGCTCGTGGTGGAACGGAAAGTTTTGATTTTACTCCACCTGCTGAAACATCTTCAAGTAAATTTATTTGTAGATCTTGGACAAAATCTATGCCATATAATAATCGAGCTACAATTAATGCAACATTTGAAGAGGTATTTGAAGCATAATGGCAATTCCTGTTTCTGAGTTACAATCAATAAACCCTGGTTCAATAATTGAACTTTTTTCTATTGAACTAAATACAGCTTTGCATGGGTCAAATACAATATATCGTTTTCATAATGGTGCAAATTTAAAGGCTAATGGAGAAGTTGTATGGGCAGGTAATTCTTATCTAAGATTTCCTATCGAATGTAGTGGTTTTGAATTTGGTTCTACAGGTACATTGCCAAGACCAACTATTACTGTAAGTAATATTTTAGGAACTATTACTGCCATAATGAATGATGTTAATAAAAATACAGTTGGAAATGATTTAAATGGTGCAAAATTTATAAGAATTAGAACTTTGGCACGTTTTTTAGATGCTGTCAATTTCGATTTTAATACAAACCCATTTGGCACACCTGATCCGACAGCAGAATTTCCACAAGAAATTTATTTTTTAGATCGAAAGGCAAATGAAAACAGAAATGTTGTTACATGGGAAGCTCAATCTGCTTTAGATTTAGTAAATGTTAAACTTCCTAAAAGAGTAGCAACTAGAACAATTTTTCCTGGTATTGGAGCATTTATAGGATGAGTTGGAAAGATACAGCATTACAACACGCAAAAAAAGATGCACCTTACGAGGCTTGTGGTCTATTAGCTATACATAAAGGAAAAGAAAAATATTATCCTTGTAAAAATATTGCTGAAGATTTGACGGATCAATTTATTATAGATCCCGATGATTGGATAAAAACAGAAGATGAGGCTGAGATTACTGCGGTAGTTCATAGTCATCCAAATCATCCTTCAACAGCTAGTGATGCTGATTTAGCTAGTTGTGAATATTTGGATTTACCTTTTTATATAGTTTCGCCAGAAACTGAAATCTGGTCATATTATGAACCATCTGGATATAAAAAAGGTTTAATTGGTAGAGAATGGGTATGGAATGTACAGGATTGCTGGAGTTTAGTTGAAGATTGGTACAAAGAGGTAAGAAATATAAATATAGAACATTGGCCTAGACCTAAAAATCTTAAAGAATTTAGTAATAATCCTTTATTTGAATATGGATTGCCAAAAGTAGGTTTTAAAGAAATAGAAAGTACGATAGATTTAAAACAAGGTGATGTTCTTCTTATGGATACAACTGAAACTGGTAAATTAGATCATGTAGCTTTATATCTTGGGAATCAAACTATTCTTCATCATTGCATAAAAAAACTTAGCTGTAGAGAATTGTATGATAAAAATTATATAGATTGCACTAAGAAAAGGTATCGTTATGCTTAGTAAAATAAAAGTCTATGGAAGATTAGCAAGATTTATAGGGGAACGCACTTTTGAGGCCGAAGTTAATTCACCAATAGAGGCTTTTAAATTTTTGATAGCTAATTTTCCAAAATTAGAGTCTCATATATTACAACAAAATTATTGTGTAAAAGTTGGAGATTATGAAATTAATGAAAAAGAAATGGACATTCCTGTTGGTAGTCAAGAAATAAAAATAGTACCAGTTGCAGTTGGTGCTGGAAGAGGATTCGGAAGGTTTTTAGGTGGAGCATTACTTGTAGGTCTTGCTATTGCATCTGGGGGTGTAGGTTTCGGAGTAGGTGGAGGTTTAGGTTTTGCAGCGAAAGCAGGTGCAAGTGCAAGTTTTGGAGCTAAATTATTAGCAGCAGCAGGTAATTTTGGAATTTTTATGGCTTTGTCTGGTGCAGCAGAAATGCTAAGTCCAACACCAAAACCACCAGGGATTTCAGATGACCCACGAGAACTAAATTTTTCATTTAGTGGTGTACAAAATACAAGTAGGGCGGGTACAGCTATACCAATAGTTTATGGTGAAATTTTTACTGGATCGCTAGTGGTATCAGCAGGTCTTGATAGCGAGGATCTTTTATAACAATGGCACAAGCTACTATAAAAATAAGTGGTGGATCATCGACAGGTAGTGGCCGTCCTACAAGTCTCTTTGGGATGATTGTAGAGATTTCTCGTAATCAAAAATCACTTGAAAGTAGACAAGCAATAAATATTATAGAAGTGTTATCAGAAGGTGAAATAGAGGGTTTTCCATCAGCAGCAGGTTTAACACAGGGAACTGATGCGTATAATAAAGCAGCACTTAAAGATGTTTATTTAGGTAAAACACCAGTTATAAAATCGAGTGCTGATCCTAATAATATTTTAGATTCTGATTTTAATTTTCAAAGAATATCATTTGAACCTCGTTTCGGTACTACAAATCAAACACATATTAAAGGTATTAAGGATATTGAAACTGAAGAATCCGTAGGGGTTGCTGTTACTAATGCACAATCAGTAACTAGGACAATAACACAGTCAGATATTGACGCAATAAGAATAAGTGTAAGATTTGATGCCTTACTTAATATAAATTCAAAAGATGGTAAAAATTTAGGTGATTCGGTTGGTATATTTATAGTAATAACTGACAATAATGGAGCAACTCAAACTTTTAACGAATCAACAAATGCTTCATTAAGAGTAAGAGGTAAATCAAGAACTGCATATACAACAGACTACAGAATAAATTTACAACCTAATATTGCATTTCCTATACAAGTAACAGTTGGTAGGGCTGACCCTGACGATAGTTCAACAACAAGAACAAATACATTTTCATGGAGTTCATTTACTAAATTAATAGATCAACAAAAAACATATCCAGATATAGCACATCTTTTTTTACGCTTCGATTCACAACAATTTCCAAGTATCCCACCCCGTATGTTTAAGATACGTGGAGTAAAAATCAAGATTCCACATAATGCAACTGTAGATCAAACAAATGGCAGATTAATTTATACAGGAACTTTTAATGGAACCCTTACTACAACTACACATTGGACAAGTGATCCTGCATGGATTCTTTTTGATTTGTTGACTAATAGTCGATATGGATTAGGAGATCATATTACTGAAACTCAATTAGATAAATATGCTTTTTATAGTGCTTCTGTTTACTGTTCCGAATTAGTTGATGACGGCCAAGGTGGACAAGAACCACGCTTTTCATGTAATACAGTTTTGCAAAAAAGAGAAGATGCCTATGAAACTGTAATGGCTTTAAGTTCTGTTATGAGAGGAATGACTTTTTGGGGTGCTGGATCTCTTACTCTTACTCAAGATAGACCAACTGATTCGTCTTATCTGTTCAACCTATCTAATGTAACCCAAGAGGGATTTTTATATTCTGGTACAAGTTTAAAAACAAGGTCTACTGTTGTATCTGTATCTTATTTTGATATGGAAAATCAAGAATTAAATTTTGAAACTGTTGAAGATACTACTGCTAAAAGTAAATATGGAATTATTCAGAAAAAAGTAACAGGATTCGGTTGTAGTTCCAGAAATCAAGCTAGGAGATTAGGTAGATTTATACTTTTTGAAGAACAAAATGCTACAGAAACTATAAACTTTTCTACTGGAATAGCAGAAGGTGTAATCGTAAGGCCAGGTCAGGTAATTGAAGTAAGTGACCCTGTTAAAGCAGGTAAAAGAAGGGGTGGCCGTATAAAATCTGCAACTACAACTACTGTAACTGTAGACGATATTTCACAAACAGATTTAGATAAAACAAATAGTCCAACTCTTAGTGTTGTTTTACCAAATGGAACAGTTGAAACAAAAAATGTTGTAGATATTGTTGGTGATGTAATTAGTATTAATTCTGCTACTCCTTTTAGTGCTGCACCAAATGCTAATAGTGTTTGGATTTTACAAAATACAACTCTAGAAACTACTCAATGGAGAGTTGTCGGGGTTTTGGAAGATAAAGATAACTATACAATTACTGCAACATCTTATATACCAGGGAAATATGCTTTTATTGAAGATGGCACAGCGTTACCAGTAAGAAACATAACTGTCTTAAATCAGTTAGTAGCTGCACCATCAAGTCCAACAGTACAAGAAGAATTTTTTATAGAAGGAACTGCTGCAAGAACAAAATTAAATATTAGTTTTAATCCAGAGCCGTTGGCTAGTATGTATTTATTAGAAGTAAAATATAATAACGGCAATAGTACAGTTATAAGATCAAGAAGTAATGAAATTGAAATTTTAGATTCTTTAGCTGGTAACTATGAATTTAGATTATTCAGTTTAAATGCGTCACTTGAACCTTCTGCTAACCCACAGACTTTTTCATTTAATGCCGTAGGAAAAACTGCTATACCTGCTGATGTTACTGGTCTAACAATAGAACCTATTAGTACTAAAACAGTTAGATTACGTTGGAATTTATCCACTGATATAGACGTAACACATGGTGGAAGAGTTTATGTAAGACATAGTACTAAAACTGATGGTACTGGTACTTTTTCAAATGCAACAGATTTAGTTCAGGCACTTCCAGGAAATTCCACATTTGCGGACGTTCCATATTTAGAGGGTGAATATATTCTTAAATTTCAAGATGATGGCGGTAGGTTTAGTGCTGGAGAAACAAGTGTCATTGTTGATTTACCTGATACACAGGGTTCTTTATTAGCATTAACAAGAAGAGAAGATTTAGATACTCCAAAATTTCAAGGAACAAAAACTAATGTTGCTTTTGATGCTACAACAAACGCATTAACACTTACAGGTGTTGGTCAGTTTGATAGTATTGCTGATTTTGATGCAGTACCTTCATTGGATGATATTGGAGGTGTTTCATCATCTGGTACATATGAATTTGGTGGAGCAGCAGCAACTTCTTTCTTAGATTTAGGTGCTGTCTTTAGTCTTGATTTAAAACGTCATTTCTTAACAGAGGCATTTTTTCCGTCAGATTTATTTGATGCTATTTCAGATATAGATGCAAGAGTAGATTTTGATGGATCTATTGCTACAAAAGTAAATGCTGAAATGCTTGTAGCTGTAACTCAAAATGATCCTACAACTGGTTCTCCTACTTATACTGCGTTCCAAACATTTGCTAATGGAACTTATAAAGGTCGTGGTTTTAAATTTAAGGTAAATATGACAAGTGGAGATCCTGACCAAGATATTAGAGTTTCGCAGTTAGGCTATACAGCTTCATTGCAAAGAAGAACGGAACAAAGCACTACAGCTATTACTAGCGGTGCAGGTGCAAAAGCTGTAACATTTACAAATACATTTTTCACAGGAACTTCTAGTATTGGAGGTGTAAATAGTAATCTTCCTTCGATAGCTGTACAACCTGTAGGAAGTTTTGCATCTGGTGATTTTTTTGAAGTAACAAACGTATCAGGTACAGGATTTACTGTACATTTTAAAAACGCATCAAATGCGTCAATTAGCAGAGATTTCACATATCAGGCTGTCGGATTTGGTAAGGGATGATAAAATAAAATAAAATATTGCAGAAATGGCAAGAGTCAATAGTACAACTAAAGAATCAGGTAATAATTTTAATGTAGCTAATGGTACTGGTGCTGCGGTTCGTGCAGGTATAAATGATATTTTTACAGCATTAAGAACAATAAATAGTGCTAGTGGAGATCCATCTGGTGATGCAAATGTAGTTCAGTTTCAACCACATATAGATTCGTCAACTAATTTATTAAAAATATGTACTGCTGTATCTTCTGGAACAGGTACATTTACAACTATTGGAAATATTACACAAGCAAATTTAGGTTTAATGCCTAAAACAGGTGGTACTTTTACTGGAAAAATAACACATAATTATACTAATTCTTTAAATTTACCTGTAGGAACAACGGCTCAAAGAGATGGTAGCCCTGCTGTTGGAATGTTTAGATATAACAGCACTCTTAACGTCTTTGAAGGGTATAAAAACACGGGATGGGGTGAAATTGGTGGAGGTGCTGGTGCTACTGGTGGAGGTACAGATGAAGTGTTTGTCGAGACGGACCAAACCATGACAACAAATTACACTTTAACTTCAAATAAAAATGCAATGACTGTAAGTCCTGTTATAAATAGTGGAGTAACCCTTACTGTGCCATCTGGTGCAAAATTAGTTATCTTATAATTATGCCAGTAACAATCAACGGATCAGGAACAGTTACAGGAATCTCAGTAGGAGGTTTACCTGATGGAATAGTAGATGCAGATATGCTTGCTGCTAATGCTGTTACTGCTGGAAAATTAGCAAGTGGTGTTGGTGGTAAAATTCTTCAAGTTGTTCATGTAACCAAAACAGATACTGCTTCTACAACATCATCTTCTTATTCAGATGTTTCGGGAATGGCTGCAAGTATTACACCATCAAGTACAAGTAGTAAAATTATTGTAAAATTTGATATTTATGCAGGTGGAACGAGCAATGTGTACGGAAGTGCAAAATGCCAAAGATTGATTTCGGGTGGCTCATATGCTGATCTTCAAATAGCAGATGTTGTTGGTAATCATAATCGTGCCAATATAGGCATAGATACTGAAGTTTCTTATGGTGCATATAAAGGATATAGTCATAGTTTTTCTTTACAAGATACAAGTCATAATACGACTTCTCAAATTACTTATAAGTTAGTGTGGAAAGTAACTAGTGGAACAGCATATATTAATAGAAATAATATAGATGCTGCAAATACTAGTACTGCTGGAACTTCTTCAGTAATGTTAATAGAGGAGGCAGCATGAGTTTAGATCACAAAGCTATTTACAAAGCATACGCTGGTACAGTTGTTAGTATTGATGATACTGCTGGTGCTTTTGATAAAGATGGTAAGTCTGTAACTCTTGAACAAAGCAAGATAGATGCTGCAAGAACAACTATTGATTCTGAATATGCAAAAGTAAAATATAAAGATGATAGACAACCTTTATATCCAAGTTTGGGAGATTTTGCAGACGCTATGTACTGGAATAGTAAAGGAGACTCTAGTAAACTGACAGCATACTATGCAGCCTGTGAAAAGGTAAAAACCGACAACCCAAAACCTAACTAATTATGAGTTCTATCAAATTAAAACATAGCGGTGGAAATGGAGTTATCATAGCTGCTCCTTCCAGTAATCCTGCATCAGATAAAACGCTTACATTACCTAGTGATGTTGATGGAACTATTGTTAGTAAGGATTCAGCTAATAGTCTGCAAAATATAGCTGGTATAAATGGCGGACAATTAAGTAATCGTAATTTAGTAATTAATGGAGCTATGCAAGTGGCTCAACGTGGTACGTCATATACTGGTGGTGGTTACGCAACTGTTGACAGGTTTTATCTTGATTATGCAGGGCTAGACGAAGCACCTACACAAGCTCAAGTTGATGTAGCAAGTGGCACTTCTCCATACACTTCAGGATTTAGAAAGGCATATAAACTTACAAATGGAAACCAAACGAGTGGTGCTGGTGCTGCTGATGTATTTTATATAATACAAATTATAGAAGCACAGAATATAGCACAATCTGGTTGGAACTATATTTCTTCATCGAGTAATATTACCCTAAGTTTCTGGATTAAATCAAGTGTTGCGCAAACATTTAAAGGTCATCTTAAAACAGATGATGGAACAGCACAAATATATCATTTTGAGACAGGTAGTTTAACTGCTGATACTTGGACAAAAATAACAAAAACTATTCCTGGTAATTCTAATTTACAGTTTGATAATGATAATGCAGCTGGACTTCGTTTAGTGATAGTGCCTTTTGCTGGTACTGATTATACAGCTAGTAGTGCGAATGAAAATGCTTGGCAAGGATATTCTAGCGGTATATTTGGTGGTAAGGATAACACTTCAACATGGTACACAACAAATGATGCGACTTTAGAAATTACAGGAGTTCAATTAGAAGTAGGCAGCGTTGTGACAGATTTTCAACATAGGTCATTCGGTCAGGAGCTTGCTTTATGTCAGAGATATTTTGAAAAATCATCTATGTTTTTTAGTACTGCTGGTTACCCTTTCATATATCAAACAGAAAAAAGAGCAGCAGCTACAGTAACCTCCCCAGATGCAGGGGGTACTTTTGCACTTGCAGGGGTTACACCTTCATCAACATCTATGTGGGTACAAAGAACGGGTGGTGGTGGACAATATACTGTACACATGGATGCGGAGCTTTAATTATGACTTTCACATACAAAAAAGTAAAAGATTTTGACGGAGTTGATTCAACAACTATGATTTTAAGAAAAGAAGATCATGCCTTTATTCCATTTGATGAAGCAAATAAAGACTACCAAGACTACCTCAAATGGGTAGCAGAGGGAAACACACCAGAGGAGGCTGATTAATGTCAACACTTAAAGTCACTAATGTTGCACACGAAACAAGTACATTAAACACGCTTGTATTTGATAATGGCGGTGGTTCTGGCAACGGAAGAGTAACCACAAAAGGAACTATAGGAGAAATATCTGCTGTTTCCTACGCTTCTACAATTACTCTAGATTTTAGAACTGCTAATAATTTTTCTACAACTCTTACTGGTAATGTTACTTTTGCTAACCCTTCAAACATATCTGCTGGACAATCAGGAGTTTTGGTAGTTACACAAGATGGAACTGGAAGCAGAACGGCAGCTTTTGGATCGTATTGGGATTTTTCAGATGGTACAGCACCTACATTATCTACAGGAGCAAATGCAGTAGATGTTATAGCTTGGTTTGCTAGATCGTCAACAAAAATATCTGCACAATTTATTGGAAACTTTAGCTAATGAGTAGCTTTGGCAGTCCTTCACCTTTTTTTATAGCAGGGACAAAAGAATACCAAGTAGAACGTAGTTTAAGATTTAATCCTGCTGATAGTACATATTTACAAAATACAACAGGAAGAACTTTAAACACGGGAGCTTATACAATCTCATGTTGGGTAAAAATTGGTACTACAAGTACAAACATATTACATATATTTACAGGAATGGATAGTACAGGAGCATCTAATACTTTTGGATCTCTAGTTTATTACAACAATAGATTTATTTTTTATCATTATTCTGGTAATGACGCAGATGCAGCATATACCGATGGAACTAATGGTATTCGTGATGTAAGTGCTTGGTATCATATTTTATTTAGTAAAGCTACTGGTTCGGCTGGAACTTTATATTTAAATGGTGTAGCTCAAACCAAACAAACTAATAACGCATCTAATGAGTCGGATATTTTTTCTGGTGATCTTACTATTGGAGCATATACTTATGGTGGACTTCAAAGATATTTTGATGGATATATTGCCGAGTTTCACGCAATAGATGGAACAGCACTAACACCTTCAAGTTTCACAGAAACAAATGTATTAACAGGTCAATTAAACCCAAAAAAATATACAGGCTCACATGGTTCTAGAGGTTTTTATGTAAATTTTTCAGATAATTCTGGAACGACTGCAACAACACTTGGTAAAGATTATTCTGGTAATGGTGTTAATTTCACACCAAATAATTTTTCTGTAGCTGCTGGTGTTACTAATGATTCCTTTGAAGATACACCTACAAATAATTTTCCAACAATGAACCCTTTAAACAGGGGTCCAGATAATCCTACTTGTTCCAATGGTAATTTATATTGGGGTGGTTCTACTGACCATTCGATTGTTGCTACGTTTGCAATTCCATCATCAGGCAAGTGGTATTGGGAATACACTAAAACATCTGGTAGTTATCTTATGTCAGGGATTATTGGTGATCCAGAAACCATGTCGTTAGGTTATTTCTTAGGCGGTCAAGCTACTGCATACACTGTTTACGCATACAATGGATACAAATATAACGCTGGTAGTGGTGCAACTTATATGGCAATTCCTCCAACAAGCACGACAATAATGATTGCTTTTGATGCAGATACTCGTAAATTGTATTTTGGTGCAGATGGAAATTGGGGAAATGGTTCAGGAAACACTAATCAAACTTTTGGTAATGCTGCTGTTGCTTATACAGTTACAGATGGAATAACATATTATCCAGCAGGGAGCTTTAATAGTGGTTCTGCTTTTGCAAACTTTGGACAACGAGCATTTAGCTATAAGCCAACAGGCTATAAAGCATTATGTTCAGCAAACTTACCCGACCCAACAATACTGCTACCTAATAAACATTTTGAAACTTTGCTTTATACAGGTAATGGATCAAATGGACACGCTATAACTGGTTTAGAATTTCAACCCGATTGGCTTTGGCTTAAAAAAAGAAATTCTACAGGACATCATGGAATATATGATGCAATTAGAAGTGTTAATAAAAGACTATTAGCTGATGAAAATGGTGTGGAAGCAGATGTTGAATTAGCAAGTTTTGATTCAGGTGGTTTTACATTTGGTTCAAATACATACTACAACAACAATACCGACACTTATGTTGCATGGAGTTGGAATGGAGGCGATACAGATGGTAAAACTTATGCGGTAACAGTTGTTTCTGATTCTGGTAATAA